AGCAAGAAAATTAACCGCTGGTGATTTTAAAAGACTTGTTGGTTTTAATTTTAAAGACTATGCAGAATTATTACATAATCACGGTGTTGTAGCCAATCTTGGTCGTGGTTTTAAATACTCAATAGATAAAGAATTATCAGATGCTATGTGGGATAATGATTTTATATCTAGTATACTAGATTATATTGGTAGTTGGGGTGTTCCATCGGGTGATTTAGAACGTCTTAATACATATGGTATAGTTAAAAGAGATGGTAAGGATACTATTGTAATTGTTGATTATGGCTTAACTGAAGAAGTTCTTAATAAACATTATAAAAGATAAATTTGTTTAATTAAAATTTATGTCATATATTTGCTTTTTAAAAACAATTATGGACATACATAAGAAAATTAAAGACTTTGAAGATAGTTTAAAAATCTTTGCACACAAATTGGCTGAGCAAGGTAAAGAAACTGAGGTCGCAGCTAAAATTCTTGAGAAACACATAAAGGGTATTGATGTTACACCTGAAGAAGATGTGTTATTAAAACAAAACATTTACGATACCTTAAAAATAGCTGGAATTGGTATACCATTTATGCTGATACCAGGTGCTAGTGTCATATTACCAGCGTTAATTATACTAGCGAAAAAAAACAATATTAATTTATTACCGTCAAAATTTATTGAAGATGAAAAAAGTAATTAAGCAAATCTTAAGAGAAAACACTGAGAAGAATATTTTAGGTATTACCGTAACAAGACCTAATCAAGAGTTGATTATTATGAGAGGAATCTCTGGTAGTGGTAAAAGCACAATGGCTAAATCATTAGTTAAGGGTGGTGTCATACATTCAACCGATGACTTAATAGAAGCAACTGGTGATTATAATGGATTCTTTGCTAAAATGATAGAAGCAAATAACTTTGCTGATTTAAGTCGTATGCACTCTAATAACCTCAAGAATGCGATGAAATCTATGGATAATGGTATAAGTCCAGTCATAATAGATAACACGAATTTAAGACCTAGTGAGGCTAAACCATACGTAATGTATGCGTTAGAGATAGGCTATGCTGATGATAATATTAAAATTGTTGATGTTGGTACTGGTGGGTTAAGTGCTGAAGCTTTAGCGGCTAGAAATTCTCATGGTGTTCCATTAGAGAATATTCAACGAATGATTAATACTTATAATGGTGTCGGCCCTTTAACTCTCAATAAAATTATTGAGGCTAGTGACATGTATAAATCATCTAATGTTTTATATTCTTGTGTTTTATTAGATGATAATTCACGTAATTTATTATTATTAACATTTGCCGATGTTATACCGAATGGATGGAAAACGATAGCACATCATATGACAATTGTTTTTGGTAAGGGTATTGACGATAAAAATGAGTTGGGTAAAGAAGTTGTATTAACAGTTACAAACGTTGGATGGAATGATAAAGCAATAGCTGTTTTGGTTGATGGTTATCCATCTAAAAATGCTAATCCACATATTACATTAGCTATTAATCCAGATGGTGGTAAACCTAAGGATTCTAATGAAATTACAGATTGGAAAAAAATTAGACCATTTAAAATAAATGGTGTTGTGACAGAAATTAAAAAATAAATTTGTTTGTTTGGTTTCTATTCTGTATATTTGCAAAAAGTTTTTTATGACAAAAGAAGAAAGAAGGCTTGACCTAAGCGGTAAGCTATTAAAAATGGGTGAGTCTTTAATATTAGAGGGTCGAGATTCTATGGATGGTTGTGTCATGGAAACTGGTAGTGCGTTAATTTTATTGGCTAATATCATTGAATCAGAAGATGATATGTTTGTTTTTGGTGAATTTGTATCTATGTTTTCAGCTAAGAAAGTATTAGAGGAAATGGAAAATAAGAAAAAACCTAATACAACTGAAGATTTACTAAAGGAAATTCTTGATTCATTTAAGAATGTCGGTAGTGATTTACCAAAAGAAACACCCAAAAAGACTCGTAGACCAAGAAAAAAAAGAAACGACAATGATGAACCAGAATCTGGTTCATAATTTTTAATATTAAAAAATAAAATATGTTAGCAATAGTAGAATACATAAAGAAAAATGGTTTAGATAATGCTATCGAAACTTTTAATTTAAAGGCTAAATTATACGAAAATAAGGTTCACATTAAATATGACCAAATAGGTTCGGATATGTCTCTTAAGGAGGTTCAAGAATGTCGTGGACTTATCCTAGATAGAAATACATTTGATGTAATCTCAATGTCCTTTTTCAAGTTCTTTAATAACGGTGAAACTAATGCTGCTAAGATAGACTGGGATACAGCTCATGTATTTGAAAAAGTTGATGGTTGCCTTGATGAAAATACGTTGATAACGACTAATGAAGGTGTTAAAACGATTAAGGAAATTTGTGAAGAAAAACTTAATTGTAAAGTCTTGTCATATTGGGTTAATAGTAATGAGATTATCTTTGATGATATAATTGGATGGTCAATTAAGGATAATATTAATGATTGGTATGAAATTAAATTGGATGACGAAACTTCAATTAAACTGACTGGTAATCATAAGGTTTGGTTACCAAAGCTAAATTGTTATAGACAAGTTTCAGATTTAACGGAAGCGGATGAATTCTTATTAAGTACTAAAAAAAATTAAATTCTGGCAGCAATGTTTCAAATTTAGAAAAACGAATTGGTTATACTTTAGATAATTTAAATATTAAATTTGAAACTCAATATTTAATTAATAGGTTTTCTTATGATTATTATATCAATGATATAAATTTATTAATAGAGGTTAATGGTGATTTTTGGCGTGCTAACCCAATAAAATATTTACCTGATGATATATTACCATTTCCGAAAAGTATTGAAATTAAAGCCAAAGATTTATGGTTAAAGGATAAACGAAAGAATGAATTAGCGATTAAAAATGGTTTTAATATAGTTACAATTTGGGAAATGGAGATTAATAATTTAAATAGTGTTGAACTTGAAATATTTTTGTTAAATAAATTAAATAACTTTATAAATGGAGACTAACGTAGTTAAAATAAAATCAATTAAAAAAATTGATTCTAATTCGAAAAGATATGACATACAAACAAAATTAACTAATAACTTTTTCGCTAATAATATTCTAGTTCATAACTCGATGATGCAAGTTTATTGGGACCCTTACGCTAATAAGTGGTTTGCTGGAACTACAGGTACTGCCGAAGGTGAGGGTGAAGTAAACAATAAGTCTGGGACAACGTTTAATGATTTGTTTTGGCAAGTTGTAAACGACAAAGCTCCAAATATGCTTAGGTGGTTAAATAAGTTAAAGCATTGCACGTTTGTGTTTGAATTAACAACACCTTATAACATTGTGGTTAAGCCGCATGGTGAATCTAGTATTACACTTTTAGCTGCAAGAGATAATCAAACACTTAAAGAGTTAAGGTATATTGATTTAAAGGTATTAGCAACAACTTTTGGTGTGCCAATAGTTAAATTATTCGACTTAAAAGCTAAGAACTTTGGTGACTTGATTAGAACATTTGAAGGAATGCCATGGTCTGAAGAAGGTTATGTCGTAATGGATGAAAACTTCAATCGTGTTAAAGTTAAGAACCCAGCATACTGCGCTGTACATTTACTAAAAGGTAAATCAGCTGAACATAACATTTTAACAATCGTTAAGTCTAACGAAATTGAAGAATTCGCATCAACTTTCCCAGAAAGAAAAGAAGAATTATTTAAGCTTAAGGCCAACTACGATTTGTTGAATGCAAAGTTAAATTCAGTGTGGGATGAACTAATACCAAGAAAGCCTAAAAACATAACAGCTAATGAAAAGAAGTTGTTTGCGGCTGCTGTATTTGAAGTTTGTAAGAAGCATAAGGTTGATAATTTCACTGGGTTATTCTTCCAATTGGAAGCTGGTAAAATAGAATCAGTTGATGAGTATTTGATGGAATATGACAATAAAAAGTTGTACCATATACTTTAAAAAATAAATTTGGTGGAATGAAAGTTCCACCTTATTTTTGCACTCTAAATAAAATAAACAATGACAATTAAGCAAATTTTCGATGAAATCGCAAGCGAATCATCTACGAACAAAAAAGTTGAAATCCTTAACAAGTATAAAGACAATGACTTATTAAAGAGGGTTCTGTATTTGGCTAATTCACCTCGTATTAAGTTTTATATCAAGCAAATTCCAGAGTATGAATCTGGTCCATTTAATCAAGACTTATCAGTTGGTTTGGATAGCTTGAGTCCATTATCCTTAAGGCAATTAACTGGACATGCTGCCATAAATCACTTAGCTGCAACTCTTGAGTTTTGTAGCGAAGATGATGCTTATATCATCGAGCGTATCATCGAAAAGGATTGCAAAATTAATTTGGGTACTTCACTTATTAATAAAGTATTTCCTAAACTAATTGAAGAAACACCTTACATGGGTGCTAAGGCTTTTGATGAGAAATTAGCTAAGGCTATATTTAAAGATGGTTCAGCTTTAAGCCAAGTTAAGATGGATGGTCGTTATTGCAATGCTGTAATAGCGAATAATTCAGTTGATATGGAAAGCCGCCAAGGTGAACCAACGCTATTAGGTGATGCGTATTTTATAAGCGAATTAAATCAGCTTAAGGATTGCGTTTTAAACGGTGAGTTGACAATGAAGTGTATTGAATCTAAATTTACTTTTAATAAAGACGATTTAATCGAAATTGACGGTATTAAATATACCACCAAAGAAATAAAAAATAAATTTTTACCATTAATTGAATAAAATGAAAGTTCAACATATTTATAAATAAATATAAATTTATGTATGTAACTTATTTAATTATTTATAATGGTGATAAATTACCACCATTATATATTGGGTCAACTAGTTTAGAAAAAATAGAGAATGGGTATCGAGGGTCAATCTCATCGAAGAAATATAAAAATATTTTTAAAGAAGAGTTAAAAAGTAATTTTAACCTATTCGATGTTATCATTCTATCAAAACATGAAACTAGAATTGAAGCATTGGAAATGGAATTAGATTTACAAAAAAAGTTTGATGTGGTAAAATCAAATAAATTTATGAATCAATCCTTAGCATCAGTTAATGGCATGTTTGGTATGGATGTAAATGGTAAAAATAACCCAATGTTTGGTAAGAAACATTCAGACAAAACAAGAAATGTACTAAAGGAAAAACGTGGAAATAATAAACGATATGAATTAACCGATAAACATAAAGAAATTATTAGTAAAACACACGCTAATAAAGTTATTTCTGAAAACACAAAAAAATTAATTTCAGATAAATTAAAGGGTAAATACATAGGTAAAGATAATCCTATGTTTGGTAAAAAACATAGTGAAGAGACTAAAATTAAAATATCTAAAAGTAACAGTGGTAAAATTAGAACAGATGAATTCAAACAAAGAACATCCGAATTAAATAAGGGTAAAATTATTTCTGAAGATACCAAGATAAAAATATCTAGGGCTAAAATCGGAAAAAAACGTACTTCTTTTAGTAAAGAGTGGCGAGAAAATATATCTAAAGCTAATAAAGGTAGAATTCTTAGTGAAGAAACTCGAAAAAAACTGAGTAAACCAAGAGAATCAACAAAATCGGTATGCCCATATTGTGGGTTTATTGGTGGTGGCGGTAATATGAAACGCTATCATTTTGAGAATTGTAAAATAAATAAAAATAAGGTATGAACATTAATTCTAATGAAATAAAAAAAATAATAGTTAATAACGATGGTAGTCTTGAAATATTGACAATGAAGGGTATATCTCGTTACGAGAGCAACGGCATCATAGCATCTCTTATTTCAATTAGAAAGAAAGAATTAGATGGTAAGGATGTACGCAAGGAAATACTTGAGTTTGAAAAAGAACACATGGTTTATCAAACAGCGTTGGATTCAATTATTTTCACTGCTTGGGATATGATAACACTTGAAGAATATACTGCCGCTAAATCAGTTAGACAATATCGTGAAAGATACGCTGAATTGGTTGCGCTATTAAACGCTAATAATTTTACCAATCTTTCAGTTGTTGAAACAAAAGAGGTTAAGACTTATGAAGAAGCTATTGAACACTTTCAAGAGGTTTTAGCTAGAGGTGAAGAAGGTACAATACTTAAATCATCTAAGGGTGCTTGGAAAGACGGTAAACCTAACCATCAAATTAAGCTAAAAAAAGAAATTAATCTTGATTTAAAAATTGTAGGTTTTAATTACGGAACGGGTAAAAATAAAGACGTTATATCATCCATTGATGTTGAGAGTTCAGATGGTTTACTTAAAACGAGCCCGACAGGAATTAATGAATCTATGATGAAATTTATCACAGAAAATCAGGATAAACTTTTGAACACTATTATTGAGGTAAAGTGTTCTGGGTTGTCAAAGGATTCAGATGGTAATTATTCTTTGTTACACCCAGTATTCAAATCTTTACGTACTGATGAAAAGAGTATTGCTGATTCATTAGATGAGTGTATTAAAATAGATAAAGCTGCTATGGGGTTATCTTAACGGCGTACCAACCAATATACATTTTATTAGCAATTAATACTTCTTTTTTAATTGTATTTCCTTGGTATATTGGTTTACCATTATTGTAATAAGATTTTCTTAATGCCTTCGTTGGTAAACCATTTGTTTTACATATTGTTTCAAAATTACCGTTACACATGAACATAAGTAAGTTTATTTGTTAAAAAAACAATGGGTGAAGAATAATCATCAAGGTGTAAATGAATATCGTAAAAATTACTATTTAAATAATAAAGAAAAAATACTAACAAAAAATAAAGAATGGAATAAAAAAAATGCGCATATTGTATCTTGGCGCACCATTTTGAAATCGCAACTTAGGAGAATGGGTAATAGTAAAGAAGGAAAAACAATTGATTTATTAGGGTATTCAGCGTTAGAACTGAAAAACCATATCGAATCCTTATTTACTGAAGGTATGACTTGGGATAATCATGGTGAATGGCATATTGACCATAAAATACCCGTAACTAAATTTGAAAAAAATGTTCCTCCACATATTGTAAATGCGTTAAATAATTTACAACCATTATGGGCGAACGAAAACAGAAGTAAATATAATAAAATTTTATAAATTAAAAATAATTGAAATGACAAGTAAACGACATATCGGGTTTCCATCTATTGACCAGTTTAAGACAGTTGTCTCCAACATCAATAGAAGACACAATTTTGTTGGTTTGGATGCCAACGGTGATGCAATTTATGACCCATCAAAACCTAAGCCAAAGCTTAAGTTTAAGGGTACGGTAAAACTACATGGTACCAACTTCGGTGTATGTTATAATGACATCGCTGGATTATGGGCACAATCTAGGGAAAATATAATCACCTCCCAAAAAGATAATGCTGGCTCCGCTTTTTTTGTTGAGTCCAATACAGAAGCTTTCTTGGATTTATTTAACCAAGTAAAGAATAAGTTAAATTTGGATTTGACTCAAAACACAATTTCAATTTATGGTGAGTGGGCTGGTAAGGGTATTCAAAAGTCTGTTGCGATTTCCAATTTGGATAAGTCTATGTTTATTTTTGGTGTTAAGATTACACCTCATCCAAAGGATGAAGATGATAAGACACCAGCTTATTGGGTTGATTCGTCATACCTAAGGAACCATGAGCATAGGATTTACAATATTGAGGATTATGAGACTTATGAGATTGAAATCGATTTCAATTATCCTCAATTGGCTCAGAATAAGCTAATTGAAATGACTATTGCTGTTGAGGATGAATGTCCTGTTGGTAAAGCCTTTGGTCATGTTGCGTTAACAGACAATACAGCATATGAAGAAAATGGTAAAATTTGGTTTGAACGAGAAAATAGTTTTACAGATATATTAAAAAATCAATTAATTGATGAATTTAGAATACTTCGTAATAAATATCCGATAGGTATAAATAAAATATTTTTTACTATTCTATAGTCTTTTATACAATACCCAGATATTTATAAATAAAGATAAATATATGGAAAAAAAATTTGTTGTGTATCGAACAATTTATTCTGGTGATAGATTACCGAAATATTACATTGGTTCAACTAGTTTAGAAAAGATAAAATCTGGTTATTATGGTAGTGTCAGAAGTAAAAAATATAAAGATATTTTCTATTCTGAATTAAAACTACATCCTAATTTATTTAGTATTGAGATTTTGTCATACCATGATTCTAGGAATGATGCACTTTCAGAAGAATTATTACAACAAATTAAACACAATGTTGTTGAGTCGGACGAATACTTTAATGAAAGTTTTGCTAGTATAAATGGTTATTTTGGTAGACATGTCAAAGGCATTAGCCATCCAAAATTTGGTTTATCAAATTACAAAATTTGGATTAATAAATATGGTTTAGATATTGCTAATGAAAAATTAAAAGTTTATTTAACGAAACAAAGTATATCTAACGGCGGTAAGAATAATCCAATGTTTGGTAGAAATAAAGAAGTTGTTGCAATTGATGTAAATAGCGGTCTGAAGGTTCGTGTAAATAAAGTCGAGTTTGATAATCGAATTGATTTATCTGGTCATACACTTGGATATGTTACGGTTATTGATAAATCAACTGGTGAAAAAATAACGATTAATAAATCTAATTATAACTTAGAAAAACATTTACATCATAACACAAATAGAAAACATAATGATACAGTTAAAGCTAAACTCTCAAAAATTAGAAAGGGTTTAATAACCGCTAAAGATTGGGATGGTAATTATTATCGGGTGAGTAAAGATGACCCTAGATTTGAATCAGGTGAATTATCAAATATTTTTAGTAAACGTTGGATAGTTGTTGATAATTTTGGTAAGAAATATAATGTTATGAATATTAAAAAATTTATGAAAAGTAAAAATATTCATTTTAATGAAAAAATTATAATTAACTCTGATGGTAGTGTAACAAATCATAATGTTAAAAAATATAATTCATTAAATGGTTGGAATTTAAAATGTTTAGATTAAAAATAAAATAAAATGTATAAAATTAAATTAATTAGTGGTGGTTCGTCTGAACATCAAGAAGAAATTAACAAGGTTATTGATTTGGATATAAATACAATCGGTGAGGGTATTGTTTTCTCTTATTATGCTGAGGATGGTGAGGTTTATCGGTTCAAATCTAAGGGAACTAAACACTCAAAGGCTTCTAAAGTTACAACACTTAAGCCAGTTGATGATGCTAAAATCAATAACATTATTGAAACTGTTAATAAGGTTTGTGTTTCTTGGAGACTTGAGCAAATGCTTGACAAGACCTTTGACCTTATGAATGGTGGTACCATTGACATCAAAAGGCTTGGTGATTTTATTAGAAATGTTATCGCCGATATTCTTAAAGAAGAATTGGAAACAATAGCTGAGGCTGGCCTTGAACCTAAAGACATTAATGCTAAGGTTTCTGAGAGATGTCGAAATTACTTTTTTCAAAAACAAAATGAAGAAGTTGGGCTTGTTTAAAGCCTGACTTTTACTTTATTTACTAATTTAAAAGATTTATTATATTAAAATAAAAAATTATGATACAAAACAAAGTTTTAAAACTAAAACAAGCCGCAACACTTGCGAACGGTGTTAATTTTCCAGCTGGTCAAGAGATTGAAATAGTTATGGATGTGGTATATATTGGTGGATTTCCATTACCCCCAAACATGCAAGGTAATATGCTAAACTGGATTAACAATAATCCAAATTTATTCACAGAAACAACAATGAAATGGAGCAAAAATTAAAGACTGGTTATGAGTGGTGTTTAGAGGAAAGACTTAGACTTCTAAGATTATCTCAATGGCCAACACAAGAAGCATTCTTTGCTGATTCATATTATGAAGAGAAAATAACCTTTGCTGATTTTTCTGAAAGGATTAAAGAATGTGATGTTAAACCTAATTCTATACCGAGAAAAACTGAGATGTATTTGGAATATCGTATGTATGGATTAGTTGCGTATCAATTATCTGGAACGATACATGCTGGTATTCAGTTCGGTCATGCAGTTGTTGAATATGGACAATACGTAAAGGACATTCCACTATTTGAAGCAGTTTATGATAAATTCGCTAATAAGGATAAGACTTTTATAATTCTTAATGGTGGAACTACTAATGAGAATCCAGAAAGACTTGGCACTCTTCAACAACATGCGCAAGCTCTAAAGGATAATCTTGTATTATTTGCTGAGTTTAGGGAACCAGATTTAAATGATGCTTTAACAGCTATTGTTTTCTTAGTGGATGAAAGAGTCTTTAAAAAAGACTTGTATCCAGATTTTGTTAGAGATGAAAAGGCTAGTTGGTCAAGAAATGAAATTCAATATCGTGAATGGCTTGAAAAAATTGGGGGTGAAAGAAATGTTTTCTTAAGAAGTTTCTTACCAAACTTTAGATTAGCATAATATTGATTTATTTTTTAGTATTCGTATAGTTATTTATATGGGTATTATTGAAAATCAAGTTTTGGATTATCTCAAAAAGAATTATAGTGTTAAGAACTTTAGGTTTTTACATGAGGTTAATAAAGAATATGAGTTTGGTGTAAACATTGTTGATTCAAATTGTTTAATATTTGATATAGACTTTGTAACATCTGAAAATACTTTTGTTAAATGGGCTGAAATGTTTGATTTTAGTCGTAAGGACTTAGAATGGCTCACAGCTTATTTACCAAGAAAACTTAAAACAAAATGGTCTGTTGAATTAGCTCAAGATTTATCATGGCATACTACTTTTGATGTTGAATCATTTAATAAGATTTTAGATATGCTAATGCTTGAGTTAAACACTAAAGTATTTGATGATTTAAAACCCAAGATAAAAACACCTGAGGAATTATTGAGCGTTATGAGGTGCATTGGTTATGGGTTAACAGCAACGTATTACGACCCAAACAACTTTTTACCCTTTAAAAATTTTATATCGTTACCATTCACGGAAGTTTTAAATGAGCGAAAAATTAACCATAACTGGCAAGATTGGGTTCGAACCAATTAACAAAACCAAGAAGCATGAATCACAGGCCTCTTGGAAACGTATTGCCATGGTTTTCTTCGGTGGTGACATTTCTGATTACTATGCTTGGTTTATAAACAAGCGATATAATTTAGAGCTTGTAAAACCGCTTAGGGGTGGCCATATTTCGTTTATAAATGACCATGTGAGGGATATGATTAAAAATTGTAATTGTGATGAGGAAGAGGCTAATATTGCTTGGGATAACGCAAAGGCTAAGTGGGATGGAATTTATATTCCAATAACACTTGATTTATCACCTAGAACTAACGAAAAGCACTGGTGGTTAAATATACCAACAGATTCTTGTGAAATTTTTAATACTATCAGGCGAGAGGTAAATTTAGGACCACCGACATATAGGTACCACATGAGTATTGGTTATGCGAACGAAAAATGGTTGTCACATTCACGTTACATACATAGTTGTGTAAAATCTGGTTTAATAAAATGAATAAAGTAACACCAATTACACCACAAGAGGCAAAAGATGAAATTGAAAAGAATTTTCCAGATTTTGTTATTGAAGGTAAAAGAAAATAATAATAATTAAAAAAAAAGAGAAAAAATGAAAAAAACGCTTATCACATTAATGTTAGTATTCAGTGCATTACTAACATTTGCACAAAACACAATTACAATTAAGCACACGTATTATACAATTGAAGCGTATGATACCGCACACAGGTCTGAACTTATTGGGTTTTATATTCAGACTAAAGAGCATGCTCTTATATCGATGGATAAGACAAGTGCTATTGACAGGTCATCAGTTGGTGTTTTTAAACAAGACCCTTTAATTCCACTTTATATCCAAGAAATAGTAACTAATGATGTTTATTCTGATTGGAATAAAGCTCATAAGAATCAAAAAGTAGATAAGGGGCATCTAGTACCTTATTCAGCGATGGATTTTAATTTAACAGCAGCTTTAGAAAGTATGTATCTTGAAAATACATGCCCACAGGCACCCAGATTCAACGAACATCAATGGGAACAAGTTGAAATGTACGTTCTAAAGACTGTATCACCACAATATGGTGATGTTAAAGTTTGGACTGGCGTTTTAATTGATGATAAAAAAGCGTTAAGGATTGGGCCATTATATATGCCAGATTTTTATTGGAAAGTTATTGAGTATGTAAAGGATGGTAAAAAGGTTCAAGAAGCTTGGCTTGGCGTTAACAATTGGAGTAACGCTGATACTGACCCAACACACATCGCAACTAGTGTCGCAGCTGTAAAACAAAAGGTTTCACAGTATTATCCAAAAATAAAGTTGGATTTCTAAAATAAATCCATATATTTGCATAAATGATTTGGGTAATTTAAATTAGTATTGAGATTGAAACATTAAAAAAACTAAGGTTTATTGAGCGAAAATCAATAAGGGAAATAATGAGTATAATGAAAATAAATCAAACTAAATATTACCATTATATCAATTTATAATTAAATAAAAAATAAAATGGGCGGTAGGGCATTAAAAGGTGGTACTTTTACTAGAAGGTATGAAAGACAAGAGTTCGATGATATAAGTAAGGAATTAACAGAAAGACTTAAGTTAACTTTCAAGCGTGTTGATGTTCCATTGTTTTATAAAAACAAGGGAACATTTGGTGATGCTGATATTCTTGTTTCATTAGATGGGTTAGAAAATGGGTTTAATATGCGTGAATTTATAGTAAATGAATTTAAACCTAATGAAATATTTCATAACGGTAATTGTTGGTCCTTTGACTATAAGGAGCTACAGGTAGATATAATCACAGTTTCTGTTGAACATTATGACTCAACGTTCAACTATTTATCATACAATGACCTGGGAAATTTAATTGGGAGACTAGCGCATGGATTTGGGTTGAAATATGGCCAGACTGGTTTATTTTATGAACATGAATTTAAGGGTAGTAATATTGGTACTATTATGGTATCTAAGAATTATCCTGAAATATTCAAATTTCTTGGTCTGTCATATGACAAATTTGTTGATGGTTTTGAGTCACTTGAGGAAATCTTCATTTATATTGCTGAATCACCATACTTCAATTGGAAAAAGTATCAGTTTGAAGAACTTAACAAGATTAACCGTGACCGTAACAAGAAAAGAGCTTCTTACACAGCCTTCTTAGAATGGGTTGATTTACATGCCGCTGATGAAAATCACGAGTATAAGTTTGCTGAGGATAAATCAACATACTTCAATATGATTAACGATGCGTTCCCAGAAGCGGACATCGTAACACAAGTTAGAAGACTTGAATACTTAGAGTGCAGAAAGCTTTATGTTCAATCTAAATTTAACGGTGGTGATGTAATGAGAAAGTATGGCCTTGAAGGTAAGAAATTGGGTGATGCGTTAAGTGGTTTTAAAAACTATATAACCGCTGAGTATGATTCATATAATGATTATATTATACATACCGATGCTTTCGATATTTATATGGAATTTGAAGGGTATTTGAGTAAACATGAATTGGAAGTTAGATGAGAATAATATATATAGATAAATCGTTACAATGTGATACAACACATGATAATATTCAATTAATTGATGGTAAAATATATCATTGGTGTGTTAAAACAGAAATGTTAAAACATAATGAAACATTGCAGTTATTCTTAAAACGAAAAACAGCTTATGTGAATTTAAAAAAACCAGAAATTAATACTATATTAATTTATGATGTGGTACCAATTGAATCAGCCTTAATGGTAAGGTATGCTTTAATTACTACTTAAAAAATGGGTTATCTCGCAATAAGAGTTCGATGGTTTCATCGAGCTTTTTGCATGTTTGTTGGAACCCAATTACTTCTTCATCACTTAACCTAAAGAATTCATTCTTTGCAAGCGTTTGTTTATAGTTGTATTTTGCGTGAAGCATTGCTTCAACTTTCTTATAGTTTTTAGATTCATAAGTATTAAGAATTGAAAGCTTATTCGAATTTCCAGTTTGCAAATTCTTAAGTCTTTGTTCTGCTGGATTCTTTGAAACACCAATCTTATGCGCTTCATCGCCATTCTTGTCCACCTCTAATATCAAGTATACATAACCCATACCAAATAATATGGATTTATGTTTAAATTGTAAATATTTATTGGTATGAGAAAATTAATAAAAAAACTCTTAAGGGAAAATTTGTATGAAGCTATCACACAAAAACCAATGTTTGCTAGAGGTGTTGAACATCAAATTTATTTATCAAAGTCAGACCCAAATATAGTCTTTAAAGTTGGATACCCTAAATCTGTTGATAGATTCGTATCGGTGTTTACATCTAATCCTGAGTATTTTCCAAAAATTTTTAAAGTTGGTAATTTAACATGGCAGGGTAAACCATTTAAATATGCTAAAATTGAAAGACTAAATACTGAAAGAGTCATTAGTGAGTGGAATTATATTACTGGTAAATTAGATGAAGTTGGTATATTAGATACTGACTCAAATTTATTAGAAGATGTTAGCGATATTTTTAAATCGGCCATAACTGAAGATTCAGAATATGAAACGTATATTACATCTAAACTACAACAGCATGATAAAAAAGCCTACAAGTTATTCATAGATTGGCTTAATTTTTTACATCATGTAAATTCGATAGTTGAACCAGTAAAACATAAAATTCTTGATATTCATAAGTATAATTTTGGTTATGATTCCAGTGGTAAAATGAAGTGTTTAGACATATAAAAAAATATTTTTAAAAAAAAACTTGACAATTCAAAAACTTTTCGTATATTTGCAGTATATTTATTAAAAGAGATTAAAAGATAACAAAAATGAGAAATTTAAACAACATATTGGTCCTTGTGTTATGTGTGCTAGTGTTAACTAGTTCTACTGGGTATTCCATGTTTTAAATTTAACATTTAAAAATAATTGAGAAGCTCAGTCCGAAAGAACTGAGCTTTTTTTATGTGCCTTTGTCCGAGCGGTTTAGGTAGAGTTCTGCAAAAGCTCTTACGGCGGTTCAAATCCGTCAAGGCACTCTTTAAAATTAAAAACAATGGAAAAAAAATGACATCAAAAAAGCATTGTATAAGGAAAAGCCATTAGCCACCTTATCACATTATGAAGAAGGATGGAATTGGCATAACCGAAACCTACCCAACCATAAGTGGAGAGAGTATAAGAGTTGGAAGTATAATAGAAAAACTAAGTGGAAATGAAAAAGAGATTTGATGCCTTGTAACACTCTAATGTGTAACAATGCAAAATGAAAAAAATGAACAAGAAGCTGTATGATAGAACAGTTGACAACAAAACGTACAAGTTATGCCATTATCAACAAGAAAATATTTGTTGTTTAAGATGTGCGAAAAGAAGAAGAAGAAATTATTTTTATTATGACTATGACGGTGGGAAACATTGTTATCCAAGTTGGAAATTAGTAAGTAAAAATAAGAAGCAATGGATGCCAAAAAAACTTAAGATTGAGGAAGAAAAACCCAATCGTTGGTATAGTAGAGGTGACATTACTTGGTAATTGCGACATCAAGACATATTAAAGTGTCGTGATAGGTTTAAAAGTTACAAATTGTTGCAATAATTGCGACATTTCACCAGATAAATGGTGAAATATGGGGGTGTGGTGGAATGGTAGACACGCAGGTCTTAAAAACCTGTGGACCGTAAGGTCCGTGTGAGTTCGACTCTCATTGCCCCTACACAACTGTGTTTCTGATAGGGTTGCTCAGTAGGAGCTCCAGTAAACCTTATCCGTTGATGAATAGTGGTCATGACATGAGTTCATTTTTCTGGTACGACAATCCAGAATACGGCCCTATGAGCAAATTGGTAAAGCTTGCGGTCTAAGAAACCGTGGAAAACATTAGAAACGTTCTCAGTTCAAATCTGAGTAGGGCTACTATGAGTTTTAATTTTGATGAAAAGAAAATTGGTGATATAGTTCAGATGACGGATTATTTTATAAGTATAAATCCTAGTGAACATATTCAGGAATTTAAAGATTGTGAAGGCGAAGTTATTGGTTATAGTGATGAAGGTTATACTGATTACTTAGATGTTAGATGGCAACCTAGTGGGTTAAGATATGGTTATCATTGGGTACATTTAAAACTAGTCCAATAATGGCTAAAAAAGTATCAAAAGAAGTTCAGATTAAACATTCTGAGGATTATGTTGAATTTCTAATTAAGCGGTTAAATTCTAACAACTATAAGTTAGCAGCAACTAAGGAAGAGTATGCGGCAACTAAAGCTAAATTAGATAAAGAGCGATTGATACTTAAGTTGTTAAAATAATGGGGGTATGCTGGAAATGGTATACAGCTACGGTTTAGACCCGTAGGTCAAAAGATTTGCAAGTTCGAACCTTGTTACCCTCACAAAGATGATTTCAGCAAATAAATAGGATAAAAATTTACACTTAAAATGCAAATCGAAAGGGTTCAAATCCCTAAAAATCATCTTGTTTTTTATTAACATATTAAATAATAGTAGAGTTTATATTTACATTTTCATAAACTCTACTATATTTATTAATATGAGAAAAGATATTATAGAAAAAGAAAATGATGTTTTACAAATGATTGCAAATAATGACCCTAAAGCAATGATTTGTAGGTTTTTAAATTGTAGACCAGAGGTTCTTGAAAAATATTTAAAATTAAAGGGTATTAAATATAGTGGTAATCGTAGAATGGTTGGTCGGAGAAATCATCCGCATAAAAAATCTGTGGATGAATATTTGGCTCAAGATAGGATATCAATACATAAATTAAGAATTAAACTTATAGAAGAGGGTATTAAAAAAAATGAGTGTGAAAATTGTAAATTAACTGAATGGTGTGGAAGTAAAATTCCTTTAGAGTTGCATCATATAGATGGAAATAAATTAAATAACGATTTAAATAACCTACAAATCTTATGTCCAAATTGCCATGCGTTAACACCAAATCACGCTGGAAAAAAGAATAAAAAGAAATTTGAAGATAAAGCTATCCATAAAAGAATAAAACTTTGTAAATGCGGCAAGACAATAAAAAAAACTAGTAATGAATGTCTTAGTTGTTATCATGAAAAACAACGTAAGATTAAAAATGCTAATTTAACGGAATTAATAGATAGTGTTAATAAAATTGGTTATTTAGCGACTGGTAGAAAATATGGTGTTAGTGATAACACAATTAGAAAATATATAAACAAAAAATAAATGTTTTACGTTATTCAAGAGAATGTCTTTAGGGAAGAACATTATGATATGTTAATTGATTTAATCAAACGACATAAGTTTGAATATGATATAGTTAAATATCGACCATTTTTAAATGAGATAGTTGCACTTCCAGTTGAAAATGATGGTGAACAACAAGAAGACGTTATTTATAAAACAGACCGTAAAAATGTTTTTTGTTTCGGTGCTGTTTCAATGGCCAAAGCTGCCACAAAGTATGGTTGGAACCCTGGTTCAATGATGAATAAAAACCATGACTATGAAGTATATGGAAAAGCATTTGGATTTGAAAACATGTTAAATGGCGAGGGTCATGTTATCAATTTTATTGATAAAATACCTATTGATAACTTTTTATTCTTCGCAAGACCAACAAGAGATACGAAGGTTTTTTCAGGACAAATATTTACACAAGATTCTTGGAAAGAATACGTTGCTGCTGTTAGACATATCAGTGATGAAACAAAAATTCTTATTTCTCCCTTAAAACAGATTCAACAAGAAGTTAGATGCTGGGTTATTGGTGGTAAGATAGTAACTGCAAGTTCATATAAGATAGGTACTCGTGTAGTTTATACCAACTATGATGATGAAACATTCTTTACAGACTTCGCACAAAAGATGATTGATGTATATCAACCAGCCGAAGCATTCGTTATTGATATTGCCTTGGCTAACGACAAATTGAGTGTCATTGAAATTAATAATATCAATTCAGCTGGATTTTATGATTGTAATATGGTAAAACTCATAACAGCGTTAGAAAATCATTTTAATTAAGCTACTTTCGGGTAGCTTTTTTATTTTATAGAAATATTTATATAAAAGTCGTTTAATGAAATTATATAAATTATATTCCCAATTACTTAACGAGGATTTTAAATCACAAACTGTTAATTTTATCAGACAAGGATTTGAACCAGATATTGTTAAGTCATACATTGATAAATTCAAACACATACGAGATAATAAATACAAAGAAATCTTTGATGAAAATTTAAAAGTATCTGTACCTTCAAAAGAAAGGTTAAATATTGATGCTTATAAAAATTTCCATGATTTGGAGGTTGTTGTTGATTATGTATCTGGTAAAAGAGCCGTCAATACCAATATGACAAAAGGCGGTAAAGAAAATATTGAAGTTGATGGAACCCCAATTTATGATGATAAAAATTATGAAGTTTATTATGCTGATACACCTAGAGCTTGTATAAAGTATAAGGGTAAATTTCCGTATTCTTGGTGTGTTGCTAGGTCGGATTCAGCGAATATGTTTTACACTTATCGTTTTAAACCCTACGAACCAGCTTTTTATTTCATTAAGAATAAAAAGGAAACTGATAAGGAATTTAGTCTTTGGAACATGGGTAAGAATGTGTTTCAAGGTAAATTTAGTAACCCTTATCACTTTTTTGTTATTCAAGTTCCAAAAAATGCAAATATTGATGATAACAAAACACAACAGTATATTGTAACATCAGCAAATAATGATGGTGATAAACAAATGAGTTGGGATGAAATTATTGCTATAAATCCTAATTTAAATTCAATTAAAGAAGTCTTAGTACCTAAACCACTCAGTGAAGGTGAAAGAAAGAAAATTGAAAGATTTAAAAATGGTATTAATGATAAGGAATTTGCTAAGTTAACCTATGAAGAAAAAAGAGATTATCTGGATATATACCCAACAATTGGTAGACCAATAACATCAAAACAATTAAAGGAGTTACCAGATGACCTACTAAATTTATATGTTTCTTTTGGTATTGGTTTAGATGATGAAGGTTTTGAATTTATAAAACCTAAAAAAGACATTCTTAAAAGATATGCTCAAATAAGCAAAAGAAAACTTGAAGAATACTTAAAAACAGACAATTATCAGAGAAAACAACTTAAGATGATGTATAGTGAGTTAATTGTTTTATCCGATGAAGACATTAAGAGTTATTTGGAAAGTTTAAAACCTTATGAGATAAAACAATTTATACGTTTAAATGGTGAAGATAAATTTGAATTATTAGAAAAGCATTTACCTGATAAATTTGGTGCTCAGTTTCAATCTAATAAACAGCTTATTTTAATGGCCCAGTCTGGTGATGAAGAAGCATTAAACAAATTAGCTTCATTAATACCAGAAGATATCGAATTTGATTTTTATGGTAAGTACATAGTATTTGAATTTGACAATACTGATAGTGAAAAGTTAAAAAGAGAATTAGATAACGATACATTGGATTTTTATAGTAGACTAGATTATAACGAATGGAATAGCAGTTATAATAATGATTATTATTTTGATGATGAATCTTCCCTAAATGATACTTACGATTTTCATATTGAATCGGTGTTAAAAGATGATGAAACACTAAGAGATGATTTACTTAGAATTGGAATCCAACCAGATTTAGAGTCTGTTAAGGATTTATTAGTAACATATAAAAAAGATTCATCAATTAAAGAATACATGGAAGAAAAGTATTCAGAAGGTAGAGATAATGCTCAAGAAAAAACATGGGAAAAACTTAGGGATGGTATAAAATCAATAGCTTATATTGATGATTATCGTAATTATAGTGTTTATATTAATGTTGCTTCTTTTGTATTTTACTTGAACGATAATGAATTTTTAACATCGGATATTGATAATTTTATTACAAAAATGGCATATTTACTTGAAAATATAATGGAGGATAACGACCAAATTAGTTATGTTGAAAGCATGTATGATGAGGTAAATGAAGGTGGTTATGATTTTACCGTTGGTAATGAAGTAAATGAAAGAGTTAAAAGTGAGATTCAAGATGCCATATATGAATTTACATCTCAAGATGATGAAGATGAAACAGATTATGCGAATAATTTAGATTCATCAAAAATTCATAAACTTAAAGGTGAGGTTATTAAATTATTAAATGATACACTTCGTAATCTAGGTCAATCAGAAACTGCGTCAACAATTGAAAATGACATTGTAAGAATTGATATTGATAGACAAAGATTCCATTTAGATGGTAAAGTATTTGTTAGTATAACTGACAAACAAAATAATAAAAAACATGATGGTTATGTTTATATAAAAGACTTACCAACTTACTTTAAAAATTATAAATTGTTTGAAACAATACAAAGAATAAAATCAATAATTAAGTATTAAAACTAGTTCTTAAAGTCACTAAAAAAAAAATTTTTTAAAAATAATTCAAAAAAAACTTGACAATTCAAAAACTTTTCGTATATTTGCATATATTTATTAACAACAAGTAACAATTAAAAGATATGAAAAAGGCATATACATATTATCAACCGAAAACGCAAGGGGGCAAAACTCCTAATAGGCTGGGTGTATCTTTTTCTGATGAAGATGATTGTAAGTAAACAATTAGTAAGATATAAGTAAACCCCAGTCTGATGAAAATTCAAACTGGGGTTTTTAATTTTCGGGAAGTTCCACAGATGGCTATATGGGCTTGTTTTGGAGACAAGTGTTCGCTCGTTCGAATCGAGTTTTCCCGACACAGATTGGTTGGTACCGTAGACAGCAAAAATAAGGAACGGTATAAAACTAAGTGTGTAGTCAATCGAAGACGACTCCCTTTGGAGCGGAGAATAGCTGTAAAAGGCTTATGCAGGTTCGAGCCCTGTCACTTAGACTAAAATTGGGTTGTGGTGTAATGGTAACTACGTGTGGTTTTGGTCCACAAGTTTGGGGTTCGAGTCCCTACAACCCAACAAAGTAAAGAAGTAATTGGGTTAGCTGTTTTCCGTGGCTGGTCTGATGAAGGTTAAGTCCTTATGATTAAATAACGGATAAATTGGGATAGCCAGCAGGGTTCTGAAGACAGTCTGTAAAACTGAACTTCGTGTGTTTCGAGTACACCCTATCCCACATTTGGGTCAGTCGCATAGAGGCAATTGCCGCGGACTGTAAATCCGCTCTCTTCGGAGTTCACAGGTTCGAGTCCTGTTTGGCCCACAAAAAATGCCTCCAAAGCATATATGGTGATGTACCTGACTTGTAATCAGGGAAGTTGATTCGAGTTCAACTGGAGGCTCAAGAGTCTTATATAAAAAATGCGGATATAGCACAGTGGTTAGTGTTGGGGTCTTCCAAACCTCAGACGTCAGTTCGAATCTGACTATCCGCTCATTGGCTAATTTATTTTATAAAATAAATTTGTTTTGATTATGGAAAAAAATTGACTTTTATTGTATTTATATGTATATTTGTGACGTAAAAAAGTTTTATAAATAGTGCTTTTGAAATATCTAAGCCACACATAACAAATAAAAATTAATTAATTAAAATGGATTTAAAGTCTGGTATCAGAAATCCCGAACAGTTACGGGTTGCAATTGAGATTGCTAAGTTAAATAATGAATTTTATTCTGATGCTGTATGGGCAATCCATAAGTATAAGTGGTATAATTGGTATCAGAATCTGCACATTAAAGAAAATAGTCTAGAGGATATTGAGAATACTAAAATCTTTAATCAATTAGAAACTGAATATCCGAGTATTCATGCGGATATTGAAAAAAATATTGATTATGAGATTATCAAAGCTAGTGCAAATTAATTTAAGATTTAAAAAGACGTAGAAATACGTCTTTTTTTATTTAGTTGAGATTCAA